TTCGTCAACGGACTTACCAGTGATACCGGCTAATTCTACTAAGTTGGCAGTATATTCTAATGAAGCTTTTTTACGACCTTCTTCTGTTCTTAGTGATCCAACTAACTGAACACCTGATTGCTTTTGTAATGCAAGATAGTCAGCTTGGTATCCCATCAATTCTTCTTGACTGATACCTAAACGTTGAAATGCTTCACGTTGTTCATTGGTAACCGCAGCCATTTTGGCAAATGAACGTTGACCGTCTGCAACTGTTCCACCTAAACTAACAATGCTATCGCCTGCTCGTCTTAGAGCTTTAGGCAACAAGCCCCATTGTTCATTACTTAAACCAATATTGGTTGCCATCTTGGCAACTTCTTTTGCAGTGAAGCCACCGGCTGCACCCATTTTATTCATTTCATCAGTGGCTTTTAATGCATTGTCAGCTTGCTTAGTAGCGGCTTCTGCCGCCATTGTGACACCTTTAATTAACCCACCAATCACTAAACCTAGTGGTCCAAAACTTTTACCCAAACTTAATGCCGCATCACCTGCACTAGACAATGTACTATTGAATTTTCCGAATTCAGTAGACGTATTGGTCATTGCACCGGCGAAACTCTTTAGTGCATCTTTACTACTGTTTACTGCGGCATCGTAATTTGCTTTAGCTTTTTTCGATGCTTCAGCCGCGGCTGTCTGTGCCTTTTCTGCTTCAGTTTGGTCTTTTGTGGCTTTAGTTAAGTTATTGAAACTATCTGCCACTCCTTTAGCATTACCACCAACTGCCATCTGCATTGCTTGCAGGTTCTGAATCAACCCAGGAAGAATCTTGGCGTAGGCTTCGTTCATCTCATTGATTTGTCGTTTGAGTTCTACATTTTCATCTTCTTGTGACATACGTTTTATTCCGGTAAATTACTTTGGTGACTTTTTGCCCACTAAATATAATTAGTATTTAGTATTGGGTTACAACCCATTTTTTAACAGTAAGGAACAACATGTCACTAGAAAACAATCCATTAAAGCAGTATTTCCGTAGACCAGCTATCTATTTGAAGTTACCTAGCGGTGGAAAAATGTATGATCCGGGCGTTATAACAATGACGCCTAACGGTGAACTTCCTGTTTATCCAATGACAGCAATTGATGAAATTACATCAAAAACTCCAGACGCATTGTATAACGGAACTGGTATGGCAGAGATTATCAAAAGCTGTATTCCAAATATCAATGACCCTTGGGCTATCAATAGTGTTGACTTAGACGCTGTATTAGTTGCAATTAAAGCCGCAAGTGGCGGAAACGATTTAACTCTTACAAGTGAATGCCCGGCATGTAAAGAAATCTCTGATTATGGAATCAATTTAACTGCGATATTAGCACAACTTAAAGCAGGCGATTATGATAAAGAGTTAGTAATCAATGAATTAGCAATTAAATTTAGACCGTTAAATTACAAAGAAATGAATGAAGCTGGCATCGCACAATTTGAAGCACAGCGTATTTTTGTAGCACTAGAAGCGGAAACTGACACCGAAACCAAACAAAAGAAAACTCAGGATGCACTAAAGTATATTACCGATCTTACAATGAAGATATTGGCACAGACGATTACTTATATCAAGACACCATCTGCATTTGTGCAAGAAAAAGATTATATCTTGGATTTCCTACAAAACTGTGATAGAGACACTTACATTTCTATACGTGATTATAATGCAGAATTAAAATCACAAAATGAAGTAAAACCATTACACATCAAGTGCCATGATTGTGGTAATGAATATGAACAACAATTTACATTGAACACAGCCGATTTTTTCGGATGAAGCTTCTACGCCTAGGACCCGAGGGCGTACAGAAGCTTTTAGATGACATGGAAAAAGAATGTGAAGCGATAAAGAAAAATGCATTATCTTTATCGTGGTACATGAGGGGCGGAGCATCCTATGCAGATGTATTAAACATGAGTGCCATGGAACGAAATGCTATTAATCAATTAGTTGAAGAACACTTGGAAACAACTAAGAAATCACAAATGCCATTCTTCTAATTAATCCCGTAACTATTCATTTATCAACTTCGGGTTTATCTTTATCTCTATTAAGAGATGAACTTCGTTCATCTAAGAACTCACTTCGTTCGTTCTTAATATTTACGGTAATCAATTCTTTTTTACTTTTAATTAATAGGGATATGATTGCCGCTTTGAAGCCATGGTAGTGCTATTCAGCACTACCAATGGTTAAGGGATTTGCCATGCCCGTCCACCTTTGTCATCTTTCTCCCGTCTAATTAGCTATTTGATGCTATTAAACGCTACCGGTTGCTCTGTAAAGTTTATGGAGCTGTAGTGAGGTCTGTTAATGATCTTTCAATTAACGCCTCCGCAACGCACATTCTATGACTCAAAAATGAAGTCGTCATAGACTTGTTGAGGGTTCGCTTTGCCGATTGCCCTCTCGGTATTTCGTATATATCGCTATATACGCTTACTCTAGATCCGTCAGCACAGCACAATCTGTACAAACTCAAAGAGGTCCTGCAGCCAGGACAACAAATTTTTACTATAAATTAGGTATTGATTGTGAGAATATTATTTGGTTTTGACGTGGTGTCTGTTGATGTTGAATATGTTTTTAATATATCAGTGTTGTGACTAAAGAAACTATCAAATTCGAAAATTGTCCAGTCTCCATGTTTTTTTGATGTATAATATACAAAGTTGTCAGAAACCCATGTTAATTTGCTTTGAACAGCAATATAACGACCCTTACGGTTAAACTTCATAAACAGAAGATTAACATCGTCAGGATCAGCTACGTCCATGAGTTGGTCAAGCCAAGCATCGATTACTTTACATTCTCCAGTAAGTAATAGATGAAATGGGAAGTCAGCATAAAATTTGCATTCGATGTTCATTCGTTTGAATGAATGACCGGGAACAACATCGCCCTTAAAAGAACGAATTTGACCCTCATGCAGTACTTCTTTGCGTACTTGATTCTTCCCACCTACATAAGCACCAGATCCAGGAGCACGAATGAATGACTCACCGTACTTCTCTGATAGATATTTAGCGACTTCTCGCTCAAAACCGGAACCTTTTGCTTTTTGTGGACTTGGCATACTATTACTTAGCGTATATTATACTACCCAAAATTAATCTTTTGTATAGTTTAAGTTACACAATAATGTCATTTCTTCCATACATGTGTTGTCACCGCTTACTAAACAGCATTTAACTATGTTTAATATGTCGTTCATGTGAATCCCGTTACCGGTCCAATTTGGTCGTGCACGACTTAATTCAGTATCTAAGCGGTCAAAACTAAGCAATGTAGTTTTGAATTTAACTTCATTTTTTCTAAAAGCCATTGAACCTTGCTTGCTAGCATGTTCTAATGCAGCCTTACTTACACCGTAAGTATTGAATCTAGGCTCAGGAACTACAATAGATTTGCTACCAGTAGAACCGATATTGAATATATAACCTGACTTGTTATTGTTCTTCCACATGTCATAGACTGCAAAATACAACTTACTTTGTGCAAAATTTGCATGACTTTCATGCGGTGGACCGTCAAATGCATTGTTAATGAACACATCATATTCCAAACTCAATGTAGCAATTTTATCTACATCGGTTGTAATATCAAAGCCATTAGTTCTACTAATGCTTGTAGCTTCTAAGTTATCTACTAGAAACTTTCCTAAACCTCTGTTACCACCTGTTACTAATATCTTCATGTACCGGACCCTCCTTGATCCCAAACTTTTTTAAATTCTTTGCCACATGTAAAAGCACATGTGTATAATCGGTTTTCGTTAGTGAACGAATTGTATATGTCTGTCCAAAAACTATTTTTAAATATGTCTTCCAAAGAAGTGTGATTGATATTCAAACTGTTACTATCATATTGGCTCAAAAACTGTTGAACTTGCGACACACCATTTACTTTGCTTAATTTGTTACTGAAAGGTATAGCTGTCTCATGCATTCTAACATCATATATGTTATGATTTAAAAAATTGCAAGGTAAAACAATACCTTCCATATTGATAGCTACTTTCTTACCTCTCAATGAATCACATTCTATTTCAACATTTTTAAAGTACTCGCTTATATCAGAATATTGTTTTTTAAGCATAGGCATATGGTCTACACTTTTGTTTTGATATTCAGATAAAGTAGTGGGTTCTAAAATATAATCAATAGTCTTTTTATTAGAATACACTGGATAGAAATTAATCTTTTCTAATGATTCGTTGTTAAAGAATCTACCAGTCTTTCTAAAATAAATGTTTTTAAATCCTACTTCACTTGCAATAGTTTTAGCTAACTCAACTTGATGTTCATTATGTTTAAAGACAATAAAATTCCAGTTAGCATTTCCGCCATTACTGATAAAGCTTTTTGCATTTTCAATTACTTTTTTATATTGTACATTACGGCGATAGATATGTAAAGTATCTTCTAGCCCATCAATATTAAAATCAATGATATCATGGTCATTCAATATAGAAGCCATCTCACTCCAGTACTCAGCATTGTGCATTCCACCATTGGTGTGAATATACAATTTAAGATTAGGATTTTTTCTTTTAAAATCTCTGAGAATATCTAAAAACTTTGGGTGCATAATAGGCTCACCATATGCACCGCAGAAAAATATCTGTCTCAGTCTTTGACATAGTTCAGTAGTAAACGCATTGTCTATTACTTCACGGCTCATATGTTTCAATGGCATATATGGATTGATGCCATAGCCTTTAAGATTACGATGGCATTGTGGGCAAGCCGCATTACAATAACTTGTAATCTCTAGCTGGTACTCATCAATCCCATCGTATGTAAACATTACTCAACGTCCACTGCTGTATTATATGAAGTAAAGCCGTTTTCCTTCACAACTTTCAGAACGTTAGGCACACGACCTGCAAGTTCTTCACGGTGTGATACAAGCCAGATAGATTTCTGTCTACGACGGCTCATGTCTTTAAGAATCGCAAGACTATTCTCAACACCCATTGTGTCAAGACCACTATCAATCAATTCATCGATGAACAATGTGTTAATTGGTGAATATAATGATTCCCAAACATCACGGAAAGCAAAACTCAAACCAAGAATCAGTCTGTTGCGTTCACCACGTGAAAGATTATCAAAGTCAAGTTCACGACCCAACTCTGTAATTTCAACTTGTAAGTCATTCTTAAAGATAACTTGATGTGGGAGTCCGATTTTATCTAAGTAGTGAGTTAGTCGTGAGTTCAGATAACTCAAGTTCTGGTCAATAATCTTCTTACGAACAAAACTATCTTTGCTAGTTAATAAGTCTAACAAGAACTTCTGATGTTCCATTGTGCGTGTCAACTGATTGATAGTGTCAAAGTTGATTGTTTGCAATGCTTGTGTTTCCATTTCAGTTACTTGTTCTGCATATGGATCAGTCTCTTGTGATTTGTTGTCAATCTGATTTAGAATGTTAGCAACCTCACTTGAATGCTTGATTGCTTCTGCTTCTGTATCATAATGAGTAACAGGCTGAGGACCTAACACAACAGGAGTTAATTCATTTAGTTGTTCACTAAACGGATTAGATTCTTGTTTTTTGTCTTCCCATACTTTCTTCAAGTTAGCTACATCACCACTGTGACGAATAGCTTCTGCTTCTGTCTTGTATGATGGAGTAGGCTTAGTACCAATATCTTTGACTAATGATTGGTTGAGTGCTAACTTTCCTTCAAGCTCAATTAAATCAGCCTTAGCATTCTCAAGTAGTGTTGTCTTTTCTAAAGTAACTTCTAAATGTTTATCATCATGGAAGTCTTGACCACAGGCATAACACTTATGATCCTCAAGCTCTTTAACTTCCCGAACCAATTTATCAATTAATTTTTTTTCTTTTGTGATACTTTTGGTTAGGGTATCAATTATTGTTGCTATAGATTTTTGCTCTGCTTCATCATGTAACCAATCTTTTAGTTTAGCCCATGTTTCTAATTCAGCTTCAATATCATATTCATTTTTAAGTGAGTAAGCCTTATGTGCAACTGACACATCTGTATCATGTTTTTGTTGCCAAGCGGTAGAACGAGCAACTAATGCATTGTATGTGTCTTGTGCTTCTTTTTGCTTAATCCATGCATTCAAGTCTTTATGTGCTTGTAACTCGGCAGCAATATCAATCTTGCTTAGTTCATCATATTGTAGTGCCAGGCTAGTCAAGTCATCATCGTGCTTCTTCAACCACAATGTTTGTCTACGCTTTAGACTATCAATCTGTTCTTTAACTCGCTTGTTAGCTTCTTCAATAGCTTTAACTCTAAACTCTTCCTGCTGAATATCATCTTTACTACGGCGAATCATCTCTTTGATAACTTCTGCCTTTTCTGACAATAATGTGATACCCATTAATTGTTCAATGATATCTTTTTGTTCATTATTCTTTAGTGCAAGGAACGGTTCGCTATATGTATTCAGTACAACGATGTGACGGAACATGTCAGGAGACATGTTGATAACTTTTTCAATTGCCGCTTGTGTTTCTTTGTTCTCACCCTGTTGATCCTCAGTAGCTTTCTCCTGAACATCATTTACATAGAATTTAAGAACATTTGGCTTGCGACCACGTTCAATCTTGTAGTTTGTACCATTGACATTGAATGTCAATGTAACTAACATAGCCTTACCATTTGTACGATTAACTAAATTATCTTTGCGAATGTTATTAATGGGTGTACCAAACAATGCATAACTTAGACCCTGAATAAGTGTGGTCTTACCTGTGCCATTACGAGCACCATCACCACCTAAGTCTAAGTTCTCACCTAGAATTAGTGTTAAGTCTTTCTTGTCAAAGTCTACTGCTTGTGTTACTGCACCGATAGATAAAAAATTGCGTAAAGTAATGTTCTGTAATGTAATCATAGGTTGTTATAAATGTCCAAAAGAATCTTTTTATCAAAATTATTTGATTCAATTGCGTTAATCTGGTCAATGATGATTTGGTCTACGCTTTCGAACTTTAGTCCGTCCGCTGTTTGACCATTCTCTGTTTGTTCAAGCTTCATCGGTATCAATGCCATCTCACGTAGTTTATGTTCTGGGATCCATGTCTCACGTAAGAAGTTAGCTTCTTCATATGAGATTTCAATGTCAAGATGTACTCTAACATGACTGTCAATCAATAGCAAGCCCTCAGGGTTTTCTAATATATCTGAAAGTTTATGTACTCTGAAAATTGGTTGACGAGGCCATGTGTGAAACTCTGGCTCACTACCCCATTCTAATATCATCATACCACGTGCATCATCACCTGCATCAGCATAGTTATGCGGGAATGCGTTACCTATATACCAAATGTTTTTACGTGCTTGACGTTTGTGAAAGTGACCACTGAATACTTTTTCAAATCCAGTCATGTGTTCTTCATTGATTTCACCGTGGTCGGGCATCTCCACCATAGCATTCATATAGAAACGTGGTAACTCAAGATGCCCGAACAAATACTTGCCCTTCATCTTTTGTAGCTTCTTATAATCTTCTGCTACAAGCCAGGGAGCAATAACTACGTCCCCTTGTTGGAAGAAGTCATTGATGATTTTAACATTTGGTAAATGTTTACCCCACTCAACACTATGAATGTCCCTGCGGTCACGATAATAAAGATCGTGATTGCCTGGTATAAAATATACAGTATCAAAGTTAGCACTTAGTTTCTCCAATGCTTGTAATCCAAATTGAAGTGTGTGAATGTTAATACTTGCACGATGATGATTCCAATCGCCCAAGAAGAAACATGTTTCACATCCCTCACTTTTTGCTTTAGTAATAAACCAATCTACGAAATTGGCACAGTCTTGATTGTGCTGTAAACTGTTCGACTTCATACCAAAATGAATGTCAGTGAACACAGCGGCTTTTTTGAATAAGTTACTCATTCGTATATTGTATATGTTTTAAAATCATTTGTGAAATCTTTTGGTGAGATAAAGGCCCTGCATGAAATCCATCAGTAGCTTTATCTATTTCGTAATTGTCAGTATTGCAATATTCTGGATACGCTTCGTAATCAGGCAACAGAAACGTATGTGTACCGGAAGAAAATATAGATGTCACTACAAACTTAACTCCCTTTGCCCGTAGATAGTTAACGCCTATGTTTAATAGTGTTAACTGTTGAAAATGAAGTTGTTCATCTGTGTGGTACTCCATAAATTTTTGTTCTGGTCTAACTGGTAAGATAACTTCTTTCAATAATTTTTTCTCCATATATGAGAATCTCTCAACAGTTGTTAATTGCCAAACTACTATGTCGTCTTTCTTGATATTACTGTTTACCAAATGACGCAAACTAAAATGTGTTGACGAACCTGGCCAAGCTAGTACTCGCAGTGGCATATTTAATTCCTCTGCTAATAAGACTCCGTAGCTTTTTTGATCTTTTTCTAGTCCCGTTCCAAAACTATGACTGCACCCGAAGACCCATAGAGTAGGCTCGTCTTTTCGGGTGTTGGTATCTAATATCGTAAATGATTTTTCTTTATTCTTCATACACGGTTGAGCTTGATCCTGATCCTTGACGACTCCAACTTGGGTTCAATCCATTAATTTCTAAGATATCGTCACGTATGTTTTGATTACGCTTTTCTGTGTTTAATACACGACAGAAGCTATTTGTAATTGCCGCAGTATAATAAGCGAATGGATTAGCTGACTTTGCTTCGTTGAATCGTAGACCAACATAGGTAAGTTGTAAGATGGCTGAATTACGCATTTCGTCATTGTATGTGTACCCACGCCAATTATATTTCATGGCATATTTTTCACACATCATAATGTACATTCGGGCTAATTTGTTCGTAACCTGTCCATGATCTTTGCTGAACTCACCACTCTCTAAATCACCTTTCCAATGACTCTTGCCTACACAATAGAATGTGTTGTTACCGTCGATTTTGTAATGTTGGAATGGTGGGAAGTTAACTTTGACATGAACCATGTCATCTACTTCTTTTGCTGTGGTTGTATCTTCTAAGTCAGCAAAGATTGCGTCTGGATCTTCTTCTTCAAACTCAAAAATGTCTTTTGCTGTTTTCTTTTTAACTGTTTTGCGGGGTTGTTTGGGGGCGACTGGAACATGATCCCAAGTCATTACACGAAATACTAAATCTGTAACAGGGATAGTCAATGGGTCAGTTGTGCCTTTAGTAAGACCCTGTTCAATGTCCATTCTAAGTGCTTGTGTCTCACGTGCTTGTTGAATTGATTCTGGTTTAAATGCGTATTCTAAACTATCTTCCATTGAAGATTGGGGCATGTCTACAATGAAGTCATATCTGTGATATTCAGGCTTTGTAAAGTAGCAATAAGAGTTTTTGCTTTCGTGTATTTCTTTTAAAATGTCTTTATTATTTAGGTAATTGACAGGTTTTCTTGATGGTAGGCTCATAGTTCTCCGTTATTATGATGATGTAAGTATAGCATGAATGTTGCTGAAAAGCAACGATTTTGAAGTGGAAAGGGTAAAAACAGCACTTTTATTTAGTGCTAAATATAAGTAAGGATAACAACATATAATGCCACAATATTCGAATTCAGTAACAAGTTCACAAGGTGCAGTTGTCAATGCAGTTTATAACACCGAGGCGAACACAATAACATATACAGTAACCGGTACCTCCGGGCTCTCTACATCTGTAACCTTACCACCTGATAAAGATCCACAAAGTGGTGTCACTACGATAAATTCCATAAGAAACCAACTTGCGGCACAAAACGGAGGAAGTTATCTTAATCTGGGAATAGGCGGCTTTGGACAGGCCCTAGGAGCGACGTGGGGTAACGTAAACCTAGAGGCAAAACAAGCAGAGGCAACTGCAGTGGCAACAGGAACGCCGGTTCCAGCTGAACCATCACCACCGGCACCAGTAGCAACTCCCGCAGCCGCACCAGAACCAGTTGTTGAGAATCCTGCACCAGAACCGGTTGATGAATTTGCTGGTATTGACCAACAAGTAGCAAATAACGAGAATGCATTACAAGAGCCACCTTTATTATCTGATGAAGAAGTAAATGATTATTTTGACCAACAACAAAACGAACAAGTTGAAAGCGATAATACTGTACTTGACGATGGTTCTGATCCATATTTCAGTAATGGTGAATCAACAATAGAACAAGTAGAATCCGATTCTACAGTAATTGATGATGGTTCTGATCCATATGTAAGTAATGGTAATACAACCGTAGAACAAGTTGAATCTTCTTCTACAGTAATTGACGACGGTTCTGATCCATATGTAAGTAACGGGCAATCTACAGTTCCTACAGTAGGATCTGAAAACCCTGGCTCATCTAGGGCAATTGGCATAGCAAAATCAGGTGCACAAAGCACAGCAACTAAACAAGATTCAGCAAGCTTTCAAAAAGCAAAAGACTGGCGTGTTAGAATCAGTCTAGCACCTGGTGCAAAATACTTATATAAAGGTGTATCTAAAACAGAAGCCGGTATTCTTGCACCACTACAAGACACAGATGGTGTTATATTCCCGTATACACCAAACATTTCAGTATCATATGCCGCAGGCTATGATGCAACAGATATTGCACACAGCAATTATAAAGTTTATCAGTATAAAGGTAGTAGTGTAGACAATGTAACAATCACCGGCGACTTTACAGCACAAGATACCACTGAAGCGAATTATATGCTTGCAGTGATTCATTTCTTCCGTTCAGTAACAAAGATGTTCTATGGTCAGGATCAGAATCCAAAGAATGGTGTTCCCCCACCGTTGTGTTATCTAAGTGGATTTGGTAGTTATCAGTTTGATAATCATCCATTAGCAATTACAAACTTTACATATACTACACCTACAGATGTAGATTATATTCGTGCAGGTAGTCAAACTAACATGCCGGGACAAAATGTATCACAACAAAGTAGCGTATTAAATACGATTGCTTCTGCGGCATCAGCAATACGTTTACTATCATCAAATTTAACAGTTAAAGCTCCTAATTTTCAAGCTCAGAATTCAGCAATTAACAGTGATGCAACATATGTACCTACAAAAATAAGCATAGCAATAACTGCTGTACCCGTTGTATCACGTAATGATATTAGTAATACATTCAGCTTGAAGAAATATGGTACTGGTGAATTGTTGAAAGGTAGTACACGCAATGGCGGAGGAATTTGGTAATGGCAATTAATAATTTATACCCACAGACTAGTCCATATTTTACTACGGGTGTAGTAAATAATAAATTTTTAGACGTTATGGTCAACAGACCTATACCAAAACTACCAAGTGACAGATACTGGGTAATTACCCCAACATACAATCAACGCCCAGACATGTTAGCATATGACTTGTACAACAATCCAAAACTATGGTGGGTGTTTGCTAGCAGAAATCCAAATGCATTAAAAGACCCTATGTTTGATTTTGTGACTGGTAAAGGAATATATCTACCTGAGAACTCAACATTGACACAAGTATTAGGAATATAAGATGTCGGCATTAAGTAACTTACAAGACACCTTTGATACAATTAAAGAAAAAGCTGCCGCATATGTTGTGCATCAACAAGATATAGCCTCACAAATTAGAGCAATCGACCCTAAATCAGAGGATGCACAAGCACAGCTTGATGCAATAATGAATGGTTCAGATTATGAACAACTTAAAGCAGAGAATGCTGAATTAGGTTCATTAACTAAAACATTTAATTCTTTAAAAGCGGCCGCATATGCAGAAAACCCATCTGCAACTGATGCTTTAAATGCTCAACTTTTGACATTAATTAGAAGCGTTACACCTTTAGTAACTAATGCAAAAAATGAAACACAAGCAGCCATTACTAATGCAAAAAATGAAGCCGCTGTTGCACAAAATGAATCAACAGGGGAACCAAATAAAAATGATATCAATGATACTCCTGCAAGTGATGACGCAAGTTATGACAAGTCAGAAGCCGCTAGACTAGCAAATTATTCTAGTCCAACAGCAGACGGAAATGAAAAAACAGACATCCTTACTAAAGCATCAACATCTGCAACTCAAGCTGGATCAGCGGGAAGTGGTACAGGATTTACAAACAAGACAGTTGGTAAAGATACAAAGCCAGGTTCAAGATTACAAAATCCATTAGGTAACTTTGCTTCGTACACATATCAACTTAGTTTATACATGATAACCCCTGATGCATATGATGCATTTGTTTTGTCAGGTAAAAAGAATATTAACGCACTTTCCGCAGTAGATGCTAACGGAAAATCAACAGGCGGTGGTGCATTTTTGGTAGCACAATCAGGTGGTATTAATAATAAAACCAGTCAGCGAGCACCTGGATTTGATTTAGATTTTTACATTGATGATTTAAAAATCAAAACAGCTACAAACGGAAAAGAAACAAGAACTTCTAGTAACGTAACTGATATGTCTTTCACGATTACAGAACCAATGGGATTTTCGTTCATCACTAAACTAAAACGTGCAAGTGATGCAATTAAGAAAAATAGTAAACTTCCAAATTACGACAAATCTACTAATGCAAGTAAACAATTCTTTATATTGGGTATTAGATTTCAAGGTTATGATAAAAATGGTGAGATAGCAAATGCTAGTCAGTATTTTAGTGACGATACTTTTAATACTAGTCCAGATGCTAGTGGTGTGTATGAACGATTCTATGACATTATTATCAAGTCAATGAAATTTAAATTGAATGGTGGTGCAACTACATATCAGATAACGGCAGCATCTATTGGAACAACAGTAGGTATGGGTGTTGCTAAGGGTATAGTAGATAATAATGTACCAGTTGTAGCAGATACCGTAATGAACGCACTTGGTCCAGAAGTAAGTGATCCTGCACAAGTTAGTTTGTTAGGAACAATTAACGATAATCAGAAAAAGATGAAAGATGCAGGTGACATTGAAATAGCAAATGTCTATAAAATAGAATGGTTAGGTGAGCAATCTGACCTGATCAAATCAGCAATATTAAAAAGTGATGCAGACAAAGACAAGAAAAAATCACAAATGTCAGATGCTACAAACTCATCACAGGTTAATGACGCTACTGCAACAAAGGCAATCGTAGATACTTCAAATGTTTTGTATAGTATACCTAAAGGTACTCCTATACCACAGGCTATTAAAAACATCATTATGCACAGTTCTTACTTAGAATCTGCAATGAATACATTGTTCACTACTGCTGAAGAAACTGATCCAAAGACTGATGCTCCGGCCGAAATAACTAAGAAAAACCCACCGCCACTACGTTGGTACAATCTAAGTACACGCATTAAATGTTTGGGTTTTGATACTAAAGTTAATAACTTTGCATATGAAATCACTTATGTAATTCAACCATATGATACTCCTGCCGCAGTAAGTCCCTATGGTAAAACTAGTAAGTACTATGGACCACATAAGAAATATAATTATTGGTTCACCGGTAAAAATAGTGAAATCATTTCATATGAGCAAACATTTGACAATACATTTTTCAATGTAGCATTAACCCCAAACGGCGACCCACAAGCCCAAGGTGCCGGTGCAAACATACCTACAGAGGGTAATAAACAAACTAATCAGGAAAGAACAGGTCGTATCGGTGATGGTAATGAAGCACAGAACACATACATGACAAGTTTGTTTGATCCGGGTGCATATGCAAAAATGAAAATGACTATCTTGGGTGACCCTGATTATTTAACACAAGAGACACCTGATAGTGTAAGTGATGTATATCGTCAGTTCTACAAGAATGATGGTTTTACTATTAATCCAAACGGTGGACAAGTGTTTATTGAAATATCATTCAATGAAGGTGTTGACTATGATAATGGTACTGGATTGTTAACTGTCAATGACAGTATATACTTTTGGAACTATCCACCTGAGGTAGCCGCTAAGATTAAAGGTGTTAGTTATATGCTTACTACGGTAGAGAGTGTATTCTCTAAAGGTAAGTTCACACAAACACTAGAAGGTAATATCAATGATATCCCTGCAGGAACAACTACTGCAACCCCTGCTAAATCAAGTGCTAATGGAACAGATACACCAAATCAATCGGCAGCGGAAACTAACAGATTAGCTAAAGCTGGTAGTGTTGCTACCACCGGCCTAACGCCTGATGCACCAGTAGGCGTAAGTACTGAACCACCTAACTTGTCTACTATAACAGACCAATCTGCGGCAGAGACTGCTAGATTAGCAAGATTGGGTGCAACACAACAGACTACCCCTACTAACAATCCTGCAACCCCACAAGTTCAAGATGATGATTCATCTACCAATGCAGGTGAAACACAAGCAGGTGCGGCAATGTCTGAAGAAGATGCAAGACGTGCCGGAGCATAATAGAGAGAAACACAATGCCACATAATATATTCAAACCACAAGGTGCACCAAGCTCAACTAAGCCAGATACAGGCGGTGCAGTATTGCGTCAAGTTCCTGTGTTTGGAGTTGTTAAAGACAATATCGACCCTATTCGTTGCGGTAGACTACGTGTATACATTGATGACATGAGTGGTCAAGATCCGGAAGATTCTAGTTCATGGGCTACTGTTAACTATATGAGTCCTTTCTACGGGCTTACTACAGGTGATGCACCAAGTACAGGTTACGGAACATACTTACAAAACCCTAGCAGTTATGGTATGTGGAATAGTCCGCCTGATATCGGCACAACTGTTATCTGTATCTTTATCAATGGTGACACAAACTATGGTTATTGGATTGGATGTGTACCAGAACCAGAAGCATTGTTTATGGTGCCTGCTATCGGTTCATCTGAGACTGTTGTAACCAATGAGGGTGAAGCAAACAGTTACGGTGGTGCAACAAAGTTACCAGTATCAAACATCAACACAAACAACAGTGAAATAGATAATTCACCTACATTCTTTAACGAACCAAAACCAGTACACAGTTATCTTGCGGGCATACTAGCACAACAGGGTTTAATTCGTGATAGTATTAGAGGTCCAATAGGTACAAGTGCACAACGTGAAAGTCCAAGTCGTGTGGGTTGGGGCGTTAATACTCCTGGTCGACCTATATATGAAGGTGGATATACAGATGAAACAGTTGCAGATGCGGCAACAGGTGAAGGTCAACAATCTGGTTTGAAAGTTATCTCACGTAGAGTAGGTCACAGCATTGTAATGGATGATGGTGATTTAATTGGACGTGACCAACTAATCAGATTGCGTACAAGTTTAGGTCATCAGATATTAATGAGTGATGATGGACAAACATTGTTCATCATTCACGCAAACGGACAAAGTTATATTGAGTTGGGCAAAGAAGGTACTATCGATATGTACGCTACTAACTCAGTTAATATTAGAACACAAGGTGATTTGAACCTACACGCTGATAACAATATCAACATCAATGCTAAAAAAGATTTAAATTTATACGGAGAGAATGTTAACGTTCAATCTGACAAGAAAACAGAAGTGAAAGTTGGAACTGATTATTCTACAGATGTTCAAAACAATCTAACTTCAAAAGCTGGCGGCAAGATGAGTTTTAAATCTGATGGAGATGCAAGTTTAGCTAGTTCGGCAATTGCATATGTTAACGGAAGTAAAGTAAATCTAAACACAGGGGAATCGTCATTAACACCGGCAGAAGTTAAACCATTCACTACAGTAGCACATACAGATACATTGTTTGACAAATCTAAAGGTTGGGCGGCAGCACCTGCATCATTATTAAGTATTGTAAGTAGAGCACCTGCACATGCACCTTGGGCAGCCGCAAATCAGGGCGTTGATGTCAAAGTCAATAATGATGCTGATGCTAACTTCCCTTCTGCACCTGCTCCGGCAGTCGCGGCAGCAAACGAATCATCTACTACTAGTCCAGAAACTCCAGTTTCTCCGTCTGTTGCAAGTACAGTACCGGTGACAGGTGCAGTAAGCGGGGCAATCAATACAAATGCAACAACTGCTATTGTTGGTCAACTAGCAACAACTGCACAATCTATTCCAAATGTAGCAGCCGCAATTCAATCAGGTGCAGGTGTAGTACAACAAGCAGGTGCAAATATTGCCGCAGTTGGTTCAATGGCTCAATCATTCCAACAAATGGAAACAGCAGGTGTTATTAAAGCAGGTTCTGCGGCATTAGCGACATCATTAGTTCAAGCAGGCAAGACAGTACAGCAAGCATTACCAACATCAATGTTTACTGGCAAACCGGGTGCAACTAGTTTGACTAGTTATATAAACAATCCAGCGGCACAAGTACAAACTGCTGTTGCAGGATTACAAGTAGCACAAACACAACTGACAAATGCAGGATTGATAACTGGTGCAGAATCTGCGGGACAGATTGCAGGACCTGTAGTTGCAGCCGCATTAGCAGGGCCTGGTGCCGCAATTGACGCAGTTAAAAATGCAGCCGGAGCAGCCGGTGGAGCGATTTCAGGTGCACTTGCTGGTGGAGCCGCAGGTGCCGCCAACAAACTATTAGGCTCAGCACAATCAGCACTAACATCAGGTAATTTCGCGGCAAATATGGCATCAACATTAACCGGTGGTATGAATTCAATTGCAAGTTCATTGAATGGATTAGCTGGCAGTTTAGGTAAAGGCGTATCTGGTTTACTAGACAGTGCTAAGGGTGTTGCAGGTTCAGCATTCGCCGCAATTACTAAATCATTCCCAACATTAAAAGCAGGTGTACCGCAGAATATGAAAAAGATTGCTGATGAAGCTACTGCAAAAGCACAAAATAGCGGAACTGATCTAGCGGCAGGTATTGATAGTGCAAAAAATGCACTAGCTAGTGCTGGTGCTGGTGCAGCCGCACTTGCATCTGGTGCAGCATCTTCACTGACAAATGCCGCATCAGGATCATTATCTACAGCGATTACCGCGGCAACTGGATCATTATCTACCACAGTCACTACAGCAACTAATGCAGTTACGACAGCAACCAATGCAGTTAATGCTGTGCTTCCAAACTCAATATCTACTGGATTAGGTGGATTACCTGGGGCACAAAAAGCAGTATCTACTGTAGTCAATAGTGCGGCAGGTGCATTGAATTCTATACCAGGAACATCACAAATATCAGGGGCTATGAAGCAAATTACTGCTTCAATTACATCGGGTGGAGCACTCGGTGGAGCGGCTACGGATTTGATTAATAAAATGAAAAATCCGGGTGCATCGCTACAAGCATTGGCCTCTGCCGGATTGCCCGCTGGTGCCGCGGCAGCATTGAATTCAGCTATAGGATCATTGAGTTCAGGTGGTGCAATACCAATTAAATTGCCTACTGTAGGTTTAAACACTACTGACAGAGCAGGTCCAACTGCATTACTAGGAGCAGTCTTTGGTAGTAGCAAGATCCCTGTACCAAACTTCTCTGGTAATCCTGCGACAACAGGGGATACCGCAAGTTCTGATAAACTCAGAGATAAACTCAAGGAACAAGAGGAGTTGACTAAGAAATTAATGGCTAAAATTGACGAAGTTAGAAATGCTAGACTTGCATACAATAAAGCAAAAACTGAACTTCCGGCAGGCGACCCGCAACTTGATGAATTGAGAGATAAATGGTTCGCCCTAGCAGATGAGCTAAAAGCCTTAAACACAACTGCATAAATATACTATAGGATAATATATGCCAACATACGTAGGATTCTCAACAATCAATGCAAATAAACCAAAGACAACTACATCTTTACCGGGTGTAGATGGTGGTACAGGTGGCATACTACAACCAATAAACTTTGGTAAAAAGTTTCGTATCGTAGATGCCCCGTTAGTAATTCAAGACTTTGTAAATGCATTGAACATTCAACAAGGGCAAAAAGTTGGAAATCCTGCTTACGGTACAACTATTTGGTCATTTATTTTTGATCCAAATGACGCAACTACACAGTTTAAGATAGAAGATGAAATAAAAAGAATCGCAAATAGCGATCCTAGACTAGTTCTTAACACGGTAAAATCTTATGTGAGAGACAATGGTATTTTACTTGAAGTAGAATTAGCTGTAGCACCCTTCAACGATGCTACAACAGTGAATGTGTTCTTTGATAACTTAACTAATCAAGCAATTTATCAACCCTAAAAAACCGTGGTTTTCATTTAAGATAAATACTTAAAAGAGAACACACCATGGCTACAAGTTCAAGACAATCAGCAATTTTCGGCGTCAACGATTGGAAGGCGATATATCAAACCTTCCGTGAAGCTGACTTTAGAAGCTACGATTATGAAACCCTTCGCAAGAGTTTCATTGACTATCTACGTGCTTACTATCCAGAAACCTTTAACGACTACATCGAATCTAGCGAATTTATCGCATTGATGGACGTTATTGCGTATATGGGACAGGGTATTGCTTTCCGCAATGACTTAAACACACGTGAAAACTTCATTGATACTGCTGAACGTAGAGATAGTGTTATCAAATTAGCTAACTTAGTTAGCTATAATCCTAAGCGTAATATCGCAGGACAGGGCTATATCAAAGTCACAAGTGTTCGCACGACTGAACAATTAACTGACTTGAATGGTATTAACTTAAGCAATCAGATAATTCTTTGGAACGACCCTGCAAACGTTAACTGGTTAGAGCAGTTTAACACGATTATCAATAGTACATTGATTAACAGTCAGAAAATTGGACGTCCTGGAAATGTACAAGAATTGTTAGGTGTATTGACAAGCGAATATGCAATGCAAATTCCAACAAACAGCTTACCAGTAATTCCATTCAGTAGTACAGTTGACACTGTAAACATGAATTTTGAATTATGTAGCGTAACTAGTGTCAATCAAGATTATGTTTATGAAATTCCACCTGCACCAACAGGTAAGTTCAATATATTATATCGTAACGACAAATTAGGTTACGGTAGTCCAAACACAGGTTTCTTCTTCTATTTCAAGCAAGGAACATTACAGAACTATGACTTCAACTTGGCTCAACAAATCAGTAACCAAGTTGTAGACATTGACATTCAGGGTATCAACAATTCTGATACTTGGTTATACCAATTGAACACGAACAACGGTGCAAGAACTCTTTGGAAAGAAGTTGAAAGTGTGTACGCAAATGCTACATTAAGTTCAACTACTTCAAATAAGAAAGTTTTCTCAGTTGTCTCACGTTTTAATGACCAAGTTAGTTATACATTTGGAGATGGAGTATTTTCCGAGGCACCAGTTGGAACATTTAGAGCATATGTACGTGCAGGTAATGCATTGACATATACTATTGATCCAACTGAAATGCAAGGGATTCAAGTTACAATTCAATACATCAGCCGAGCAGGCAGAACAGAAGCACTTACACTAGGATTACAATTACAATTACCAGTTTCAACTGCACAAGCAAGAGAAACATTAGCAGATATTAAATTACGTGCCCCTGCTCGTTACTACTCACAAAACAGAATGGTTAATGGTGAAGATTACAACAATTTCCCATATACATTATACAGTTCTATTATTAAGAGCAAAGCTATTAACCGCACTTCTGTAGGCGTTTCTAAAAACTTAGACTTACTTGATCCTACCGGAAAATACTCCAGCACCAATAGTTTCGCAAATGACGGTGCACTATATCAAAATAGTACTGATGGTTGGTTGCCACTAACCATCAATAACACAGGTGACATCATTAAGTTCTTAACTGATTCACTAGCAAATGCATTGGCTGATAATAGAGCAAAGCAATATTATCTACAGAACTATCCACGTTACGATATCAATACTGGTAGTGGTGATGGTACTGTATACTGGAACACTAGCACAGTAGATACAAATAGTGTCACTGGTTATTTCTATAATGTATCAGGGTCAACCAATGTTCCTATAGCAATTGGAACATACTCAACACACAATGTAAAATACATTACACCGGGTGCCATGATTCGTGTTGTTGCTCCTAGTGGTTATTACTTTGACCAAAACAACAGATTGGTAGCAGGTATTGCAGGCCCTAGTGACCCTACATTCTTCTGGACTACTGCGTTGAGTATCATCGGTGATGGATATAACAATGGCTCTGGTAATTTTAGCAACGGTCTAGGACCAGTGACATTGAATAACTATGTACCTAATGGTGCAATCATTAATCAAGTTATACCTTCGTTCCAAAATACATTACCAAATCTAGTGTTGCAAGAAGCAATCACGAGAATGGAATTGAATCAAAGTTTCAGTTTAGTATTCAACAACTCATTACTATCTTCACAAGACCGTTGGTCTATTGACATGTTCAATGCTGACAATTGGTTTGTAAACTTTGAAAGCATGGGTAACAATGTCTATACTGTTTATTACAAATCATTGCGTTATTATTTTGGTAGCGTATCAGATACAAGATTCTGGTTTGAAACAGGCAAACTAGTATATGATCCAGTAACTGGTAAAATCTTATCAGACTATGTTAACATGCTAGCTACAAATACACAGCCGGGTAACAATTACGCATTGGCAAAACCAGTATTAGTAAATGTTGTAGGACAAACTATTGAGAGTGATGGCTATGTAAATGACTTTGAAGTTGAAGTTGCAAGTATCGATGTAAACAACAGAGATATTGTGATTGACCCTGATTTCTTTAATACTATAACTGGTTACCAAGTTAACAATAGTAATATTGGTATCTATGCATTCTTTGAATTAATACAAGATTCAGTTAACTTGTCACGTTATCAAGTTATACCATCAAGTGATGTTGTATATCAGTATGCAAACTTAAGTTCAATTGACGTAGTAAAATATGAATATCCATTGGGTCAATTATTCTATGCATACAGCGAAAATGTATTCTACACTTCAGTACAAGACACCTCTGTAACAACACCGTATTATATTATGGTTAAACAAACACAATATAATATGCAACCAGGTCGTCAAGGACTACAGTTCCAGTATCGTCACAATAGTAACAATACAACACGTATCGATCCTGCAACTACAAACATTATTGACTTGTATTTGGTAACACAAGCATATTATACTGCTTATCAGAATTGGATACAAGATACTACAAACACAATACCTAAGCCAAATGTACCTACGATTAATGAGTTGCAACAAGCTTATGGTGGTTTAGATGATTATAAAATGTTGACTGACAATGTGGTGCCAAACAGCGTTCGTTTCGTACCATTGTTTGGTACTAAGGCTTCACCACAACTACAAGCTACAGTTAAAGTTATTAAGTCACAATCAACTAATGCTAGTGACAGTGAAGTTCGCAGTGCAACATTAACTGCCATGAACAATTATTTCAATATTAACAATTGGAACTTTGGAGATACATTCTACTTCTCAGAATTAAGTGCATATCTACATGCACAGTTAGGAGACTTAGTAAGCTCAATCGTCTTAGTTCCAAATGATCCTACGATGAACTTTGGCGACTTATATGAAATTAAATCAGCTCCTTATGAAATTTTTGTTAACGGTGCAACAGCGAATGATGTAGTAATTATTTCAGCTTTAACACCAGTGCAATTGCAAATAAGATAAGTATATAATAACAATTAGAGAGTTATATGGCAGCAAGAATTAGAACACTAAACTTTTTACCTGAAGTATTTCAGACCCCTACTAACGCACAATTTTTAGGTGCGACATTAGATCAAATCGTAGATCAACCAAATACGATGCGAATTGAGGGTTACGTAGGTAGTAAGTTTGGATATGGCATTAACGCTAAAGACAAATATGTTGTAGAACCAACAAAAGTACGTACTGATTATCAATTAGATCCAGCAGTTGTATTCACTAAAACAAATACATCTAATGCAGTTGACTTTGTTACTTACCCGGGTATCGTTGATGCTGTTAACTTAAACGGTGGCGTTACTGATAACAACGACAGACTATTCAATAGTCAGTTCTATTCTTGGGATCCATTTGTTGACTTAGACAAACTAATCAACTTCAATCAATACTACTGGTTGCCAACTGGTGCTCCAGCAGTACCTGTTGCTACTGATATTGTTTATAACGTAAGTGACTATACAGTAACAAGTTTACCTAATGGATATAACATCGCCAGTGATAGTAATCCTGCAGGATCAACTAACCCATCACTAACATTGATTCGCGGCGGTACATATACATTTACAGTTAATCAAAATAGTCAGTTCTGGATTCAAGGTAAGCCAGGTATCACTGGATATGATCCAGCACAACCTAACATACAAACACGTGAAATATTTGGTGTAGAAAATAACGGGGCGGAAACAGGTGTAGTTACATTTACTGTACCGTATAAAAACGCACAAGATGAATATAACTTACCCGGCAATAACACAGTTGATGTTGTATCAACTATCCCATTCGACCAAATTAACGGTCAATTATTAAGCTATGTTAAAAACATCGATGGTGTAACTGCATTGGATGGTAGAACAATTATGTTCTATAATACTGGTATTGTTAACGAACAGGGTTTTGTTGGACCATTCTATGACACTACATTGTATGATGAAGAAACATCTGAATCAATCCCACCTGATGGCGGTTATCCATATGTGTATCCAGGTGTAGAGTTAAACGGTGTTAACTATGACGGTGGATACTTTACTGACCCATCAGCTACATTCTATAAAATTACATATGTAGGTTCTACTACTGATCCAGTATTAAAATTAACTCCATATTCACCTATCCCTACAGGTGAAAAGATTACAGCAACTTATGGTACACAGTGGAAGGCTAGAAACTTCTATCGTAATGTTGAAGGTGTAATTAACTTAATCCCATATCTAAGCAGTTTGTTAGATACACTATACTACCAAGATGGTACTAGTGCTGATAAAGTTGGTATTATTAGTTTAATTAATAGTAACACAACAAACCAAATCAATATCTTTGATATTTTAGGCAAACCTAACTATACTGCACCGAATGGTGTAGTGTTTACTAATGGTTTGAAAGTCACGTTTGCTGGTAGTATCTATCCAACAAGCTATAAGACAGGTGAATATTATGTTCAAGGTGTTGGTACAGCAATTGAGTTATTGAACGTTGCTGAATTGATTGCACCGGAACCATTCACATCTGGAACATATACTCCATACGATACATTACCATATGATATTGGTAACTATGATAGTACATTGTATATTCCTGTATATCAAGACTACATGACTATTTCTAGAAATAGCATTGACAAGAATGCATGGTCACGTAGTAATCGTTGGTTCCATATTGATGTTATCAATGCGACTGCAACTTACTTGAACGATCCTACTATCGCTACTACATATGCGACCAAAGATAACAAAGCAAAGCGTCCTGTTATTGAATTCTATCCAAACGTAAAATTGTTTAATAATTGTATTGTTGGTAAACAGTCAATTGATTTCTTTGATGATAGAACTACTGACGCATTCACACAAGTTGCAGGACAATATAACTATTACCCTGACGTAGAAGTTTATACGGCTTCAACGGCGTCTATTGCTTCCGTATCATCTGATACAACAACTACAATTACTGTTTTAGCAAGTGATGTTGGACCTACATCACCGACAGGTGCAAGTATCGGTGCGTTCCAAGTTGGTCAATATATCATTGATTCTGCAGGTAAACTACCACGTAATGCTCAAATTTCAGAAATCACTGGCACAACAACATTAACTATTACAGTTACATGGCCATATGCTACATCATTTACATCAGCTACAAATGTTTCTTTAGTAGCAAATGATTTACCAAATGATGACTATGCATTGTATGATGGTGCAAAAATTGTATTCTCTAAAGATACAAATATCGATGTACGTAATAAAATTTACGTTGTTCGTTTCTCTAGTATTAATGGATCAACACCAGTTATCACATTGACTGAAGCTGAAGGTGGATTAGTATTACCTAATGAAGGCACATTCGCATTCAAGGGCTTCTATAATCAAGGTATGGATTTTTACTTTGATGGTCTAACATGGTTCGAAGCACAACAAAAGACAAAGATTAATCAAGCACCATTGTTTGATGTATTTGATACTGATGGCGTAAGCTTTGGTGATAGCTCAGTCTATGTTGGTACAAGCTTTAAAGGTAACAAACTATTCAGTTATGGTATCGGTAGTGGCATTAACGATATCATTTTGGGCTTCCCATTACGTTATTCATCAGTTAACAACGTAGGTGACATTAGCTTTGACGTTCCATTGAACTCTGCTACTTTCAACTATGTAAAGGGTTCTATCCCACAGACACAAAAAGTTAATACAGGTTATGTCCACAACTATAGTGATTTGACTACTAGAAGTAGAGCATTGGGATGGCAGACAGCAGTTGCAGAAAGCCGCCAATATCAAATATTCGCATTTGATTATTTTGCTGACAATCCTGCAACATCATACACATGTGATATTGCCGCCTCAACCGACACTGTATGGCCTAATGTTCAATTGTATGTAAACAATGATTTGCAGTCACCTTCATCTTATACATTTGAGATTACTGAAAATTCAACAGTAGTTACATTTACGCCACCTAACCCATTGGTAGATACTATCATTGAGATTGCATTGTTAAGCGATCAAGTAAGTAACACTGCATACTATGAAGTACCTATTAACTTACAGAACAATCCATTCAATGCTGACATAACAACAGCTAACGTTGGTGATATTCGTGGTCAATACCAAAGTATTTTCTACAACAATCCAAACACAACAGGTACTGTATTTGGGTCAAACAATTATCGTGACTTAGGTAATCTTGTTCCATGGGGTACTAAGATTATTCAGAACAGTGCAAGCTTAGTATTGCCAGGTACGTTCCTACGTAAACAAAATCATAATTTGGTTGACTCATTACAATATAATAGTCAACAGTATGTTACTTTTAAAAATCTTTTAGTAGATACAGTTAACAATACAGATTATAATGTATATCAAACACCTGCAGTAATGCTAGATGATGCATTGGATCAAATTACTGCTAGTAAAATTGAATCAGGTCCATTCTTCTGGTCTGATATGTTACCTAGCAAATCAGCATATGTTACCAACACATACACTTTTGCTAACGCATTAGATGTTAGTATCTATCCATTAACTACAATTTATGATTTTACAAAATCAAATTACAAAGGTGTTTTAGTATATCTAACAACTACAGTAAACAACTATACTTCAACAGTACAGTTGATTATCAATGTTGATTACACTGTTAGTACTGATACTCCTAGCTTGACAATCACTAAAGATTTGTCTCCTGGTGACATTGTAACTATTAAAGAATACAATCAAACTTATGGTTCATATGTTCCAAACACACCAACTAAGTTAGGTTTGTATCCATCATTCATTCCAGAAGTTGTATTAGATAGTAACTATATACAGCCTACATACTTCATTCGAGGTCACGATGGTTCATACACTAAATTGTATGGCGATTACATTGACGGTCATTTAGTTGACTTCAGAGATAAAGTATTATTAGAGTTTGAAACTAGAATTTACAACAACTTAAAATTAAGTGATATAATACCTATTCGTGACTATGATGTTATTCCTGGTTTCTTTAGAAACACTGGATACTTTTATGAAGAAATATTGTCTATCTACTCACAAAGTTTCTTGAATTGGGTTGGTCAAAATCGTGTTGATTATAAAACACAAGACTACTTAGTAGGAAATCAATTTAGCTATAACTACAGCCAATCGGGTAATAGTATCAACGGACAACAGATTCTTCAAGGCTATTGGAGAGGTATATATCAATACTTCTATGATACATCAGAGCCTAACGTATCACCTTGGCAAATGCTTGGCTTTACAGACATGCCATCATGGTGGACAGGTCGTTATGGCCCTGCACCATATACAAGCGACAACTTAGTATTGTGGGGAGATTTAGCACAGGGTATTAACTGGAACAACGGTAGCCCAGTTGTAATACCAGAATTTATCAGACCGCAATTATTGGAAGTTATCCCAGTTGACAGTGAAGGCAATTTATTGTCACCGTTTGATGCATTGGTTGGTAACTATGAAGAACGTTCATTCAGACATGACTGGAAAGTTGGAGATGTGGCACCAACTGAATTCTCATATCGTAGAAGCAGTTCATGGCCATTTGACTTGATGAAATTGTTGTCATTGACTAAACCAGCACAATTTTATAACTTAGGTGTTGACGTTGACAACTACAAGTACAACACAGAATTTAATCAATTCTTAGTTAATGACCGCACTCACTTAGTGATTAGTGATGTAGAAATTTATGGTAGTGGTACTGCTAAAACTTCATACATCAACTGGATCGTTGATTACGAAAAACAATTAGGTGTTGACGCAACAACTAATATTACAAACTTATTAAACAACTTAGATGTTCGTTTAGTATATCGTCTTGCTGGTTTCAGTGATAAGACATTATTAAACTTCTATGTTGAAAAGGGTACACCTAACAGCACAAACGCATCGTTACTAATTCCTAACGAAAGCTATGATGTATTGTTATATGATAACGTACCGTTTACTGAAATTGTGTACAGTGGTGTTATCATACAAAAAGTAGCCAATGGATGGCAAGTATTTGGTAACTCACAACAGTCTGCATACTTCAATGTAAGCACACCAAAGATTAATGGTAACTACAATTCAGTAACAGTAGAAAAACTATCTGTACAAGTTGCAAAAGATTATTTTGACAACAAAACGGTATTAGTACCTTACGGCACATTATTCTACACTATACAAGAAGTTGCACAGTTCTTAGGAAGTTATGGCGACTACTTAATCAAACAAGGTGTCTTGTTTGACCAAATCGAAAGTGGTCTAGATGTTAACTGGCGTCAAATGGTTGCCGAATACTTGTATTGGGTTCAATCAGGATGGGATGTTGGTAGTATTATCAATTTAAATCCTGCTGCCAATTACATAACTATTAACAAAGATAGCTATGTTGTACAGCCATTGACATTGCACAAGCAAAACTTTGTGCTAAATCAGAACTTATATCCAATTCAATCTACTGACTTGTCAGTTGTCCGTGACGGTACACTGTTCACTGCAAAGCCATTGAATGAAGGTGATACTGTTGCATATGGTCAATTCAATATCAGCAACTTTGAACATGGTATTGTTTTCAACAACGTAACATTGTTCAATGACGTTATCTATAATCTTGTAACTGGATTGCGTCAGAATCGTATTCTGACAAAAGGTACTAAGACTGCTGATTGGAATGGTACAATTGATGCACAAGGTTTCATCTTAAACCAAGACAACATCATAGAGTGGAACACTACTACAAAGTATACAAAGGGTTCTATTGTATTGTATAAAAACAAATATTGGACAGCATTGAAAGTTATTGATGCAAGTACAGTATTTGATCCTAAGTTTTGGAAAGAAACAAATTACAATGAAATTCAAAAGGGCTTGTTACCTAACGGCTCAACACGTTCATATGAATCTACATTGTTCTATGATACAAACAAAGCTAACCTAGACAGAGATAGTGACTTACTAAGCTGGTCATTGATTGGATATCGTCCACGTGACTATCTAGCACTTGCTGATTTAACAGACATTACCCAAGTCAATGTTTATAAAAACATGATTAAACAGATGGGCACACGTATTGCGGCAAACAATTTCAAAGGCTTGAATTTGCCACAAGGTGGAATTGATTATAGTATCAATGATAACTGGGCAATCAAGACAGGTGAATTCGGTGGCGTACTAGATAATAACTTTATTGATTTTAGATTAAATCAAAGTGATTTGTATGGTAACCCAAGTACAGTGGCATTGACTACAGGTGATTATACTGATGGCATTGAGCAAGAAGTACCATTGTACTCTGTATTCAACTATGGTCGTCCATTGACAGATCCAAATGTAATGCCAACACTACCGGTTGATGCACCTAATAAATTATATTCAGATGCAGGTTACGTAAACTTCAATGATATTACTACGTATGGTTATTACTATAACGACTTGAATACTGCACAGACTCCGTTGAACAAACTATATGTAGGTGAGTACGTTTGGGTTGCTGACTATAATGGTACATGGCAAGTATATACTCCGATTGCCAATGGACAAGTGGTTGAAGTTATCAATAACTTAAATGGCACTGCAACATTAGTTTTTGCAGAACCACACAATTTAACAAAATATCAAACTATTGCTATCATTAATTTTGATGCAAATGTTAATGGATATAGAATTGTTCAATCAATTGTTAATAACTACAAAGTTACTATTGCTTTGAATTTAGTTCCGGCTGTTACAAAGTTGACAGGTGTAGGTACAGTTATGAGATTCCAATCTCAACGTGTATCTCAGCCTAGTGATATCAACAGTCTACCATTATTAAACACAGAGTTTGTTAAGAACAAAGTATGGGTAGACACAAACACTGATGGTAATTGGGCAGTATATCGTAAGAGTTTGAACTACAAATATAATTTAGAATTATTAAAATCTGGATCACAAAAATTTGGTAGTGCAGTTGCTACTACTGAAAGTTTAGGTTATCTAGTAGGTGATAGTGATTTGGGCGTAGCTTATAGATATATCTATAACCCTGTATTTAAATCGTTTGAATTAACACAAACATTGACAGGTTCAGCTAGCTTTGGTAGTACTATATCTTACAGTGGCAGTACATTTGCTGTTAGTCAGCCAACTGGCACTACATTAGCAGATAGATTAATCAAAGTTTATACATTGATTACAACCATTACACAGAATACAATGCAGTTGTCTCAGACAATTCAAGCACCAACTGGTGTAACAAATTGGGGTTCTACAACTACGTTCTCTGGTGATGGTAACTGGTTCTATATTAGTGCCTACGAACAAAATAGTGTGTATGTATACCGCAAATCTCAAGTAACAGGCTTGTATGAATTTTCGACAATAGTAACATTGTTGGGATTGAACAGTGGTGATAATTTCTCATACTCAATGTCAACTAACTATTACGGTGACACATTAATGATTGGTGCACCGGGAGTAGATTCAACAGTAAATAACACTGGTGCAATGTATGTATTTGAAAGACTTGTACAAAACTTTGAATCACAGTATAACAGTCAACAATATGTACCACAGACATTTAACTTGGCATTCACACCTGGTACTACAGTTAGAACAGCATCAAATATTACAAGCAATGCAATCACATTAGATAGCGTCAGTGGTTTAACTGCTGGTGCAAATGGTACTGCTATTGTTTTCACTGGAACAGTATTCGGTGGAGTTGCAGTAAATCAAGTTTATTATGTAAAATCTATTGTTGGTTCTACAATCACATTGTCATTGACAAGAAACGGTTCAACATTATCATTGACTGATACATTGTCAGGCACAATGTCAGTAATAGCACAAACACAACCATTGTTTGTGTCTGTTAATGGAACAACTATCACAGACAACAATTACTCAGTAAATGGTACTACATTGAGTGTGTATCAAAGTTTAACTGCAGGTGATATCATTAATGCAAGTGGTTCACAGTTTATATTGCTTGAGACTTTCAATGCTCCTGGTAATATTACAATTGGCGAACAATATGGCTACAGTTTAGATACTAATACATATGGTACTGAAATACTAGTTGGCTCACCTTTCCAAATTAACTCACAAAACCAAGAAGGTTGTGTCTATCGTTATACTGATGGTGGCGGCAAGTATGGTATGATAATTGGTTTAACTGACTGTCAAGTTAACACGCCTACTACTATCTTATTAAATGGATATGCAGTTGCTATCCCAGTAGGTAATGCAAGTGTTGTTGCTAATGCAATTACTTCTGCAAATATAACTAACGTAACTGCAACTGCGATAGATAACAAATTAGTCATCTCAACTATTAATAATGAATTAGCATTTGTTAATGATAAACTAAACATAGTTGTATTAAGTGGAAATGTTCTGACTCAATTGGGTATCGCAAAATATCAATTGACACAAACTATCAATGACCCACATAGTCAAGGTAGAACTCAATTTGGTACTACAGTTAAGTTTAACGAAAGTGGTTCATTTGTAGTAAGTGCACCGGTCTCAGCACGTTATGAAGAAACTACATTCGATGCTTCAGACGATGACAACTACAATAATGACACATTGTTTGACAATAACACAACTCAATTTATTGATACATACACCAATGCAGGTGCAGTATACATGTTTGATTATTTGAGCAATTACAATGAAAGCTTGACAAATAGTGGTCAATTTGTGTACGCACAAAATATTAACGCATTTGATTTAGATTATGGTTTACAACCATACTATGGAACTGCACTAGATTTTAACAACAATCAAGTTATTGTTGGTACACCTAACTTTAAACCAAATGTTAATAATGGTCAAGTTATTATCTATCAAAACACTAGTGGTGTACAAGACTGGAGTGTATATCGCAACTCGACACCGGTAGTTGATGTTAATGCAATTCAAAATGCACAATTATATAGTGCATCTACTAACAATACATTAATCAATTTAGATTATATTGATCCGTTGCAAGGTAAAATTCTAGGTGTCGTAGCTGAGAACGTTGATATCACTAGTAACCGTGACCCTGCATCATATAATAGTCCTAATGCAACAGACACTGGGTCTATTGTTTGGGGTGCAAAACAAGTCGGCCAATTATGGTTCGATACTAGTACTACTAAGTTCGTAAACTATCATCAGAGTAATGATGTTGTTTATAACAGCAAGTGGTGGGGTAGAGTCTTCCCAGGAAGTACTCCTAAGGTATATAGCTGGATTACAAGTGACGTTCCACCTAGCAACTATGCAGGAACCGGAACACCAAAAGACATAGATCAATATGCAGTCGAGTATGTATTAAACACTACAGGTGCAATTGTTCCTGTATACTTCTACTGGGTAAGAAACACTAATGTCGTATTCACACAATTAGGTAAAACATTATCTGACACAATATGTGAATCATATATTACTGCTCCGTTAGCAACTGGTATTGCTTACTTTGCTCCGTTATTACCAAACGCATTCGCATTATATAACACAACTGAATATGTAAACAACACCGACACTGTAATGCACGTTGGCTTTGCTACTGGCACTAACGATGATGTTTCACATAGTGCTTACACATTGATTCGTGAAAATACAGATGATTTCTTGCCAGGACTTCCAGGCACCCCGGGCGTAACTCGTCCAGAATCATTATATAACAGAATGCTAGAAAGCTTAAGTGGTGTAGACGAATCAGGTGCAGTTGTTCCTGATCCTAACTTACCAAAACCAGTACAGAGCGGTATTTTAGTACGCCCTCGTCAAAGCTTCTTCTATGACCGATTTGGTGCATTAAAGAATTACTTAACACGTGCTAATGAAGTATTAGCTCAGTACCCGTTCAACGAGACTGGTTATAGCACATTCTTGTACACTACTGGTCCTATTAACCCAAGTACAGGTTTACCGTTCTACGATACACATGATTATTGGGAAAATATCAACTGGTGGGCACCTGGTTATAATAACAATACACGTTCTGCGATGATGGTACAGTCATACTATGACTTAGCTACAATAAACGCACAGAATGGATTGATTGTAACTGTTAATAAAAATGGTCAAGGTCTACAAGAGACATACGTTTATAACAGCACAACATCTACATGGGATCGCATTGGATTACAAGATGGTACAATTCAATTTAAGAGTTCACTGTGGGACTATGAAACAGCACGTTTAGGTTTTGGTGATAACTTCTTTGACACCACACCATTCGACACATATCCAAGTGAAGAAACTAGATATATTATTCGTGCATTGAACGAAGAATTACCTAGCGAACTACAAACACTAAGAAATGAAAGTTTGATTCTATTGTTCAACTATATCATAAGTGAAACAATTGAAAGTCAAAACTATCTACCATGGTTGAACAAGACCAGCTTTATTGATGTGGCTCACACAATTCGTGAATTGCTTCCATTAAAAGTATTCCAATCTGATAATCAAGATTTCTTAAGTGGTTACTTAAATGAAGTTAAACCATATCACGTAGTGATTAAAGACTTCTTGTTCAAGTATACAGGTACTGATGTATGGCAAGGCAATGTCACAGACTTTGACTTACCTGCAACATACAATACAAACTTACAACAGTATATCACACCTGAATTAGTATACTCTAATCCAAGTGGTGATAATCAATACTTGCCAACTGATACGATATGGCAGGAACAACCATACATTCAATGGTTTAACAATCATGGATTAAGCTTGACAGGCGTAGATAACTACCCAATTACAACATTGGCATCATACTTGACATTGAATTCTACATCTATGGTAGTAGACAACGTTTATGGCTTCCCAACTAACGGCGTCATAACAATTGGTCAAGAACAAATTGCATACTCAAGTGTTGATAGAGCATATGGAACACTAAGTGGATTATCACGCGGTGTCAATGGTACTCCTATCAGTAATCATTTACCCGGAGAACAAATTATTATTGACTTACCGGCAGTTTTATTACTGAACGGTGGTCGTGGATATACTGAGCCTCCTAAGGTTACTGCTTATATTGATACAAGCATTTATCCAGAACCAACACGTGCCGCAATTCTACAACCGGTAATGAACTTAGATACAATATTACGTATTGACGTAATAGATCCAGGTGCTGGTTACGCTGTATTACCGCAGATAAAAATTGAACCAAGTGCAGTAATTACATTCCCTAGTTTAAACGTAGACTTAGACAATAATACTGTCATTATTCAAAGTCAAATTATTGAAACTGGAGATTTAATTCAATATACAGTTGGTCCAAATACAACACCAATTGAAGGGTTGAAAGTTGGTGGCTACTATTATGTTTCTGTGTTAGAAACTGTGCCTAACTTTGTAATCTCTTTCTATTCAGCATATGTTGATGCGTTACAAGACCATAACAGAATTGATTTGCTAACAACAGGTTCAGGTTCAACTAATAATCTTTCAATTAATGCAAGAGCAAGTTGTGTCACTACTGCGATACCTGTTCGTGAAAATAAGCTTGCATTGAAATTTGATAGAACTTCATATACATCTCAAGTACAAGACTGGGCACCGGGTCAGTTCTATGGTTCATTCTATGCAGGTGTGTTTAGAAATACAACACAAGTTGCTAGCTCTGGCTTAACATTAGAATCTAGTACACCTCCAATAGATGACATTTTAGCTAGTGCTCAAGGTGCTCCTTTCTACTTACAAGATATAACTAATAACGAAGTTATTGATTGGTCATCACGTACTAGAATTGTAACAGGCACATCGGATTCAGGATATGTCACTATCGCACCTAGTTTAGGCGGAGCTCCTTTAGAAGGTTATATCGGTCCAACAACTGGTTTCTATATTGGCATGCCAATCAAGTTTACTGGTGCTAAGTTTGGTGGATTGGAAGACGAGACTGTATACTATGTTAGTGCTATCAACGGGTTGACACAATTTAAATTGGAAGACGGTGACGGAAATCCAGTAGTGTTAACTACCGAATCTGCACCACCAGCTGGATTGACTGCAATAATTGGTGAAGTAACAAATACAGCAGTGGTAACAATTGATTACCCTGGCATTCTTCCTGTAACTGCAACACAGGCAGCTACGAACTACGTGACAACTCCGTTGTTGTCAGGCAATCAAGGTGGTACTGCAGGATTCTATCAAGGCATTCCATTATTCTTTACTGGCAATGTCTTTGGTGGTGTCATAGAGAACGAAACATACTATGTTACTACAGTAGTAAATGGTACAACATTCACTATGTCAACCAGTAACGATCCTATCATGTTGACTGCTACACAAGTATATGGTACAGGAGATTATGTAAAATTAAATTCTGTATCAGCATTGACAATTAATGATCCAGTAATCTTTACTGATATGGTTATTGCCGGTGGAAGTGTAACTGACTTTGGTGGTATTACTGCAGGACAAGTATACTATGTTGCAACAATTGATTATAGCACAAATAGAATTACTATTTCTAACACAGTTAACGGTGGTGCAATAAATCTTACAGATGTATCACCAACAAGCGACACATATTGCACATTAGTTGACCAAAAGGATACAGTCAAGTTAACAACAACTACCGGTAATATGACCGTGAACGTTGGCTTACCAATCAGCCCAGGTCAAATTACAGGTCAACAATTTACCTTCTACAAAACATCAGGTACATATACCAATGGTGGAGCAGGATATACTGGCACTGTAAGTAATCTAATTGAACGTACAACTGTCGCAACAGTAGCATCGTCAGATTACTTATATTTGAATCAATTACATGGCGGCACAACTAATATGTATGAAAACTTGCCATTCAGAGTTACTGCTAATATTGGTAACTTAATTGCAGGAACAACATACTATGTTAAGTCAATCGGTAGTATTGCAGTTGATGTAACAAGTAGCTCATCCTCAACTAACTTGTTTAGAGTAGACAACACAACTGGATTCTATATAGGAATGCCAGTAATATTCAGCGGTGGTATTTTTGGTAATGTAAAACCATTAGTAACATACTACATTGAAACAATACCGGACTCTACTCATATTTCACTTAGCGAGTACCCAGGTGGACCAACTTTTGTGTTATCTGGTAACAATGGATTGATGACATTGACTGGCAACAATCCATATATCACAGTAAGTAGTAGCATCGGTGGAAGCACGTTTGCTTTGGCTGATAGCACAACAGTTACTACATTAACACAATATATAACTTCAGCACCAACATTCTATGTAAGCTATAAGTTAGGTGGTTACAGTGTAACTATTCATACTGCAGGATCAGGATTTACTTTTGACAATATCATAACTATCCCTGGCACTGAATTTGGTGGTACAACACCACTAAATGATGTTGTGCTTACTGTTGATGGTATTGACGTAATTACTCCAAATCCTGATACTAGATATAATTTCTTGTTGCCAGTAAAATCTAATGGCACTTTAACAACAGTTATTGCTTCTGGTACACCTCCTGGCTTAACAGAAAAATATTACTTAAAAGTAATAAGCGATACAGAACTTGAAGTATACGAGAATTCATTGTTGACTATTCCAGTAAATGGTAATGTATTAGCCGCAGAATATATTGCAGGTGACTATGTGTTCTTACCAGAACCGTTCTTCTTCAGTCAAAGTATTGTCAAATACAACAACAAAGTTTGGCAGTGTATTATCAGTAACAATGACAATGAGTTTGTACTAGGTAAATGGGAATTGATGGATAGTGGAAGCAGACGATTGAATGAATTGGATCGTATTGTAGGTTACTATCAACCAACAGTTAATATGCCTGGTTTAGATTTGACACAGTTAGTCAGTGGAATTATATATCCAAACAACACATATTTGGATAATGCTTTCCCTCCAGCATACGAATATCCTTTAGATACAGTGTTGTCAGATCAACCATTCTATCCTACAAGTGTTGATAACATGGCTGTCACATGGGACGGTACTAACTATGTTGGTGTTTCAAACAGCCCAACATATTCAGCTACAATACTAAGTGCTGATGTGTCTAACTGGGCAATTGACAAACTTGCTAATAATCCAGTAAGCGTATCTGACATTGTATATGGCGGAGATGCTTATGTTATTACTACAAATAATCCTGCAACACCTATCTATAGAAGTACAGACGGGGTAGTATATTCAACAACCGGTGAAAGCGGCATAACTGTAGCTTCCACTTCATTAAACAGCATCGATTACTTTGATGGTGTTTGGATAGCAGTTGGCAAAAACATCGTAAGAAGTACAGATACACTATATTGGGGTGCTGTATACAACTTAGATAACACTGGTGAATGGGCTTCTATTCGCTATGTAAATAATACAGGTTACAATGGTTGGTTAGCTGTTGGTAACTGGTTATTAAATGGTGTAAACACAGCAGTGATTGCGTCAAGTACAGATGGTCTTGTATGGACACAAGTTAATGAAGGTGTTACTACTATCATTTCTAGTGCAACATTGAATTTTGTTTATAGCGGAAATGACTTGATTATTTTTGCAGGTGCAAATGGTCAATTGTTTACAAGCACTTCACCAGCCGCATACACAGAACAAACTACTGGTGTTACTGATAGCTTAAATGATGCTATCTATGCCGATGGTCTGTTTGTTGTAGTTGGTGACAATGGTACTATTATCACTAGTATTGATGCAGTTACTTGGACAACAAGAACATCAAACACAACTGATAACTTAAATGGCATCACACACGATGGCACTAAGTTTGTTATTGTTGGTGATAATAACACAATCTTATCAAGTACTGACGGAACAGCATGGGTATCAACAAGTGTTTATATTGTAGATCCGACTGTTTATACTGTACAAGGTGATGCATTTACAGCAGGTTACGGTCCTGAAGAATTAGTTCCTGGTGTAGTGTCTGATAACTTAACTATGATTGTTAACACACGACCTGGTACTAACTGGTCAGTTGGTGAATATGGTCACGTTGGTTTCAACGTAGTGTCAACACAAATGACACCTGCTACATTGACACAAGTAGATTACTCATTCTTGAACATTGTTCAAAATCCTGCTACTATGGCATTGTATGATTTGGATCTAACAACAGGGTTAAGCGTAAGAACGTTTGATTATACTGTTGATTGGGTTAATAAAGTTATCACTTTAAATAATCATTTAGATGCTAACCACGCATTGGTTGTTGACTTATACGAAACAGGTAACGGAGATCAATTAGAAAAATCAAATTCACAAGTTGTCCCATTCATTGACAATCTTGCATCTGGTTTTACTGAAATCCCATTGAACTGTAACTATTCTGCTAACAGATTCAACGGATCAGGTGTTATTCGTCCAGGATCTGAACCAATTCAAGTACTGTGTGCATCGACACGTGCGTTAGACAATTCAATATTATGTGACAGTGTTGACAATTTTATATTGAATCAAGCAATTACATTCCAAGGGGACGTATTAGGTGGACTACAGTTAGATACATATTATTATGTAAAGACTATTAGTTATGTAACTAACAGAATAACTGTATCTGAATCATTTATTGATAATTTAGCAGGTCCTACTTTTGTTCTAACAGATGACAGTGGAACTATGGAAGCAATTATAGCTCCTGTTATTGATGTTGCATGGACAGAACCAGTAGTAGTTCATAATGGTAACATTTTGAATTTTGGTCACCAAACGGTTGTATCACAAACAAAGAGTTCTACTAATTCTATCGTTGTAACTACTACTAGCGGATTCTACACAGGTGATACTGTCACATTTAGTAATGATATCTTTGATGGTATAGAACCATTAACGACATATACTATATTGTCAGTCATTGATGACAACGAATTTACAATTGATAATCCTGCTGACCCGGGTACACCATTACCGTTAACTGACGCTACTGGAATTGCATTGTGTATTGTGGGTGACTATGCATTTGCTCAAGTAGAGGATAGTATAACTGCAAAAATAGTGTTTGCTAATAACTATAATCAAAATGATGACTTTGTTCAATTCACTGTATTTGGTGAAACACAACCTCAACAGTATGGTTTCAGTTTACCACTAACACAGGTATATACTGCACAAGGTGGCGAGACACAACTTGCACTAGAAAATTATGTGGGTGGTGACAATGCTGACAATGCAGTTGTAGAGAAAAACGGACTACGCTTAGTTAATGTAAGTGATTATACTATTAGTGATGCTACTGATACAATTTACCTAAATACTAGTTTAGTCGCAGGTGATGTATTGGCTATCACTACATTTAACTTAACAGAACGTCAGTTCTTGAACACAACATATGGTGGCACATTCGCTGGATCAGGTAGTACTTCATTACATGTGACTGCAACAAGACACGAACCAGCATTTGACGAACTTGTAAATGCAGGTGAATTCTTAGTAGGCACTACATATCAAATTCAATCAGTTGGAACTACTGATTTCACATTGATTGGTGCATTATCTAATACAGTAGGAGAAATCTTTACTGCTACTGGTGCAGGTACTGGTACGGGTACTGCTGGAGTAGGTTACGGTGATTATTATTCACCTAGTCCAGATTACCTAACATTGGGTTCAGGTGACACATCTGCATTAATTCCTAATTTAGCAGTTGTATTCTCAGCTCCTACTTTTGGTGGCATCATTGCAAACAAATATTATTACATATCAAGTATTATTGATAGTACTACGTTCACTATTTCCGAAACAATTGGAGGACCAGTATTTACATTAACAACTGGTACAGGTGCAATGACAGGTTATATTAACCCGGCAATCGTAGCTAACATTATCAACGTTAATAATACTATTGCGGCACCTGCATCTACTACGTGTACTCAAACATATTCAAGTACAAATTCTATTGAGTGTGGAACAGTAGCGTTAGGTGCAAGTGGTCTACCAGTAACATTTAAGGGAACTGGATTTGGTGGCGTTGCAACAGACGGAACAGTATATATTATTGATACAGTGCTAACTGCAACAACCTTCACTATCAAAGACCAATATGGCGTATCAGTTCCGTTATCCGATGCAACAGGTTCAATGGTAGCATTCATTGGTGGAAATGTTGCAGTTGAAGTTACAACTGAAATACCACACGGATTACAAGATGATGACATAGTAAGAATAGACGGGGTAACCGGATCAGTTCAGTTAAACAACAATACGTACTATGCAAGAGTTATCAATACAACTACATTACAGTTGTACTTTGAACCATACGATCCTGCATTAAATGCAGTTAACTCACCAGTAACAACTGTTTCAGCTTATACTGGCGGTGGTTATGTATGGTTAGATAAAACATTTACTTTAACTGTTGCAACTGGATCTGAAACAAGTGCTACTGGAAATATAATTACAGTTAATACTACTGCTGGTCTAGAGTTAAATACTCCAGTATACTTCTCAGGTGATGCTACTGCAATATCAGCTACCAATTTGGTAGTAGGAACTAAGTATTTTGTTAAAACAATTGATAGTGCAACAGAGTTTACTGTGTCTGAGACTTTTGAGGGTGACACATTCACATTAGCGACAGCTACAGTAGATTTCGGTGTAAGTATGTGGGAACAGACTAACGTAGATAGAATTTGGGTATCTGTAAATGGATATAGAATCCCATCAAGCTCATTGTATATCAACCCTAATAATGACTTGAGTATCTTAACGACAATCAATCCAGGTGATACAGTTATCATTACTAATATGATTCCAACTGCAACACCTAATGAGGAAACTTATGTATTGAATGTAACGAAGGACAACATCTCATCAGTTTATCGTGCAAACTCATTAACTACAACATGGTTAACACAACCATTGGAATACACAGATTCTATCATCTATGTTGAGGATGTGTCAAAGATTACTAATACATTAGTTCAGATTGATACAGTCCCTACACTAGTTGATGGTGTGGCTACTATCGGTCTAGAGGCTGACAAGCGTACAATTGCTCAGGTTATCGTTAAGAACGGTGACACAACATTGCCAAGCAGTAGTTATAGTGTAGGTATTGTTGATATAGCCCCTGTATTAAACATCACATCAGGTGTTACTGCAGGAGATACTATTACAATCACATTGATTTTAGGTAATGTGTTGTATGTTGCAGGTGAGCAAATCCGCTTTACTACTGTTGACTTTGACGCTAATACTATTACAGGATTACAACGTGGTGCAAATGGTACAGGGGAAAGAAGCTTTATCCCTGCGTATCAGAAGGTTTATAGTGTGTTGTCGCAAGATAAACTTCCAGATGCTGATTATAATCAGACATGGAATTCGTATGTTTATAACCCTGTTTTGGGCGATCCTCTACAGATTAGTAACACTTTCAGTGCAAACTTCTTAAATCAAGACTATGCCTAAAAGATAAATAATATGATGAGTGAACAAAGTACAGAAAAGAAAGAAGTAGAGACCAAACCGAATGAAAACGGTGGTTTTTACTTCAGTTCTTTTCTAAAGATTACAGACCCAGAAACCAAAGAGGTTCTGGTTCAAACAAGAGGCGATTAAATGTCAGGAATACAATTAACATACAAAATTGAGGGTTTTCTTAAAATCCACGATCCCAATACTGGGGAAGTTCTAGTGGACAAAAAGAACGCTATCAATTACGAAAATATGTCAGAAGCTATTGCTGACACATTAAGCAGCCGTGGTTACGGTGAAATCTATCAGATGGCGTTTGGGAACGGTGGTGCAAGCGTAGATGAAACAGGTGTTATCACATATCTACCCCCAAACACAACTGGTCAGAATGCCGCACTTTACAACCAGACTTACGCTAAAATCGTTGACGATACTAGCGTTTTCAACCTAGACCCTACACGTAATAAAATGACAGTTTCACATACCGTAGGTACTGTTTATACTGATATTTTAGTACAATGTTTGTTAGATTACGGCGAGCCAGCAGGACAGGCCGCGTTTGATAACAGCACTCAGACTGATTCTAGCTACATCTTTGATGAGTTGGGATTATTAGCAAATTACGGAACAGACAACGCAGGAAATGTCATTACAAGACTATTGACTCACGTTATTTTCCACCCAGTTCAAAAGAGTTTGAACAGACAGATTCAGATTGATTATACCGTCCGAATTCAGGCTCTAACAAACTTAGTTACAATTTAAGATAAATAAGATATCGGAGTTATATAAATGGCATATACAATCGTTAAAAGTGATGGTACAGTACTAACAACCATTGCTGATGGAACAATCAACACTACTAGCACAAGCGTCGGCTTACCTGGTAGAAACTATGCAGGTTACGGAGCACAATTAGACACAAACTTTGTACACCAAATAGAAAATTTTGCGGCATCAACACCACCTGCAAACCCATTACGTGGTCAGTTGTGGTACGATACTAACAACAGTATTCTAAAATTATGCCCTACTGATGGACAATCTAATGCAAATGCATGGATCACATTAGCAGTAAGCTCAGGTACATCTACAACAACGTTCGGTGCAGTTAATGTTACTGGTAACTTACAAGCAAACAACATTACAGCAGTTAATGCAATCGTTGGTGATACCATTACTGTTCGTTTAGCTACTGTTACAGCTAACGCAACTATTGCTAATGCCGCAGTTACAACAGCTAATATTGGTACAATCAATTCAGCAGTTATTAATGCAGGTTCAGCAAACACAACTCCAGGAACATTGACTGGTACTTGGACTGCAAACGGTGGTGCAAGTGGTAACACATTGATTGTTACTAATGGTAACATTGTTGCTACAACAGGTATTAAAACAGATAACTATTACTATGCCAATGGTAACCCATTCAACCCATCAGGTACTTACAATAACGGAAACGTTTTTGACTATCTAACAGGTTCAAACGCAATCGTTCAATTCAGTGGTAACATTGCACCTACTAAATTGACAACAACTAACATCACTGCAGGTAGCAACACTACATCAGGTACAATTACAGGTAACTGGGCATTGACAACAGGTTCACGATTAATATCAACATATGCTGACTTAGCAGAACGCTTTGAAGCTGATGCTATCTATGATGCAGGTACAGTTGTTGAAATGGGCGGTGACAAAGAAGTTACTGCTGTTCAATATGAACTATCAGAAGATGTATTCGGTGTTGTATCAACAACAGCGGGCTATCTAATGAATGCTATGGCAGGTGATGACGATACGCACCCTGCGATTGCTGTTGGTGGTCGTGTACATGTTAAAGTTATTGGTAAAGTTCGTAAAGGTCAACGTCTTGTTTCAGCAGGTAAGGGCATTGCACGTGCAGCCAAGCCAGGTGAAGCAACATCTTTCAACGTCATAGGTCGTGCATTAGAACATAAAACAACAGACGACTTAGGTGTTGTAGAAGCATTCGTGAAAATAAATTAAGGATAAACAATGAGTTACGCACAATACGGAACAATCGCGGCATCTGACTTCAACAATTTAGTTGGTGCTAACCCGGGTAGTACAGTTAACGTACTGAATACAGTATGGGCTACCGGATCAGCAGGTGCAGGATATGGACAAACTGCTGAAGCTAACGTTGCATCTGGTGACGTTATTACTGCTGTTAAGTGGGCTAACTTAGTTAACAAAACAGCTAGTGCCGCAACACACCAAGGTTCAAGTATCACTGCTGTTACTGCTCCAGTAGCAGGTGGTACTATTACTTATTTGTCAGCTATCCCTACAAACTTAACAACAATTTATACTAACAAGTACAATGCATCTTCACAAAGTGGTACTACTGCTAACACAGCTACTACTGCAAGTACTTGGAGTGATAAAGCAACGTTCACGCACACAGCTACATTCGCTAACGGTGATGCGGCACGTTACTTCTTCAACTCAGGTGGTCAGTTAGCAATTACTTGCTCACACCCAACTGGTTCTGGTATCAACTTGTTATTGAATAACTTAGCAAGTAACGTGGGTACAGTTGTACTAAGTGCTATGAGTTCTGGTACAGCAACTATCGCTGGCACAAGTTATAGCGGTGTAACACGTGTAGGTGGCGGCGGTAATGCCCCAACAATTTCTACAAATAGTGGCTACTATGCATGGACAACAGCTAACGCAAACGTTTATTATCAAACAGCGTCAACAGGCCCTTCTGGTTATCTATCAACTAACATTAATATCTTTGTTAAGACAAACGGTACAGTTGGTTCAAACGGTGACGTAGGTAACGTTGTTACAGTTTACACAGTTTGGGACGAAATTCCAAACGGCTTAACTGTATCTAGTGGTTCAGCAACTACATTAACTGTACGTCCTCCGGAAGTTACTAACTTGGCTAATAGCTGGGGTACTATTTCTCTAGCCGGCTCAGTATCAGTAGCTTAATTTTTCTCAACAGCTTGGTATCTATCTAAATACTCTTAGGAGTTACAGATGGATACCAAAACCTTAATCAGCGAGGCGAAAGCCAGATTTAATCACAACGCTGCCAAAGCCCAATTAAAAGATAAGTATGACGGCAAGTTTATTGTTGCCGAACAAGGGGGACTTTGGAAAGCAAGTCCTGAATTAATTTCAGTATTAACTGCGTTTGATGATAATTTCATTGTACTAGTTGATAACTTTGATAACCCAGTAGAAGTTAAACGTGAAGATTTATTGAAAGTTGTTAAAGACACATACCAAAAAGTTATGCTTGAGTGGTATAAAGAATGGAAAGAAGTAGAGTCTAAACGATGAATCGAGGTGCAATACTATTTGCCTTCAACTCGCCAAAGTTTGATTACTACAAAATGGCAGTTGCTACTGCAAAAAGAATCAATCATTTTTTGAACTTACCTGTTACAGTAGTTACAGATGAGAAATCTATTACGGATCAAACATATGTGTTTGATAAAGTTATAACTGTATCGCCCGACTTGAACAACATACGTGATGGTGCAGTTTGGATTAACAAGGGTAGATATCAAGCATATGACTATTCACCCTATGACGAAACACTGTTGTTAGATACTGATTATATGGTCAACTCTGACAAACTATTAAGAGTGTTTGATTACTATGATGATTTCTGTTGCCACGACACTACAAGTTTTTTAATGCAACATGGAGCCGCACAAGAAGTATTAAGTGCGTATAGCTTTAAAACATTGTGGGCTACTGCGGTAGTGTTTAGAAAATCACAAAGAGCCAAACAAATATTTGAGTGTTTGGAAATGGTGCAGAAGAATTATGACCATTATTGTAACATTCATAGTTTTGTCGGTGGAGTATATCGTAATGACTATGCACTAACATTAGCATTGCGAATTGCAAACGGACATTCAGATAATAAACAAGATATCATACCTTGGAATTTGGTACACGTGGGTAAAAACACAAGTGTATTCAGAAACAACGATGATGAATTTAACACAGAATATACAATCGTATATGATAACTGGCAACGTGGTAAGATTCGTAAAGAGTATATAACAATTAAAGATATGGATTTTCACGTGATGAACAAAGAACACTTTATGGATTTAATAGCATGACCAGAGGCTTTGTAATTATGGCACAGAACACAGAAAAAACAGATTATGTTAAATGTGCAGAAGTGTTGAAAAAATCTATACTAAGAGTGATGCCAGAAGCTAGTGTCACAATAGTTACAACTGACATGTTACCGCACGGTGATCTAGCACCTGATAGTAATTGGAAACTTATTAATGATTGGCAAGTGTACGAAGCTAGCCCATATGATGAAACAATTAAACTAGAAGCAGATATGTACTTACCACGTTCAATTGAACACTGGTGGGATATATTATCAATCAACGATGTTAACATATGTACATCAATTAGAAATTACAAAGGTGAAGTATCACACAATCGTGGATATAGAAAATTCATAGATGATAACAATTTACCTGATACTTACAATGCTATCACTTACTTTAAAAAGTCAGAGACAGCAGAACAGTTCTTTAATATCGTGCGTAATGTGTTTGAAAATTGGGAAGAATATAAGCAGATACTAAAATGTAATCCTCAGGAAGAAGCAACAACTGATTGGGTATATGCCTTAGCAAGTCACATTGCGGGCGTAGAGAAAACCACTCTTCCTGAGTTTACTGAATTCAGCATGACACACATGAAACAATTCATCAATGACATGCCGACTGAGAATTGGACAGATACATTAGTCTATGAATGTTTCCCCGATTTAATACGCATTAACACATATCCACAACATTACCCTCTTCACTATCATGTTAAGAACTTTGTTGATATAATAGGAGAACAAGTATAATGGAACACGTACTTATTTGGGAACCTAAGCCACTACCTAAGATTGAATTTAGGTTGTACTATGATGACAAGGGTAAAGTAGTATGTTATACTTGTGAGAAATTAGAAGGTAACTATATTGTTATCGATGCTGAAACATACGCAGTCGGTAGACCTGACGTTCGTGTCATTGATGGTAAAATATCAACAGTTGCACCCAGTGCAATTGTCACTAAGTTAATGATAGATGAAAACGATGGTACTGAATGTGCGTATGAAGATGTAAGTATTGTAGTTGATAGTAGTTATACCGGTAAAAAACAAAAATGGAAATTAGACATACATGAACTCTGATGATATTATTGACGTAGCAGACTTAGATTGCATCTATCTAAGCTATGATGAGCCACAGAAAGAAGAATTCTGGCTCAAAGTAAAGAACATGGTGCCTTGGGCTAAACGTGTTGATAACGTTAAAGGCAGTGATGCCGCACACAAAGCCGCAGGTGAAGCAAGTGATACAGAACGTTTCATTCTAATTGATGGCGACAATATGCCTGAAGAAAGTTTCTTCAATATTCAATTAGACTTTACTGGTAAAGACGAGAAATTCAAGCAGGCACAATTTCGCTGGAAAGCAATTAACAGTGTCAACGGCTTGCGTTATGGTAACGGTGGCATGAGTAGCTGGACAAAGACTTATGTACGTGAAATGCAAACACATGAACATCAAACAGATGGTGATGAGTCACGTATTGCTGACTTCTGCTTAGACAGTAAAGATAACTTATACTGGGCTATGCATGATTGCTATAGTACAACTTATCCTAACTATACACCATTTCAAGCTTGGCGTGCAGGTTTCCGTGAAGGTGTTAAGATGAGTTTGAATCGTGGGGTAAGACCTACCGTAGATGAATTCAAAGAAACAGTAGCTACACGCAATCTAAACAACTTAACTATCTGGCAGAACGTTGGTATGGATGTTGAGAATGGTGAGTGGGCGATCATGGGAGCACGTATGGGAACACATATGACAATGCTTACTGATTGGGACGTACACAACGTTCAATGGTTCGATAACTATCCTGCAATGTGGGACACAGTTAAGAATGAAGATCCGATTCATTTGAGTGAATCATATGGCGTTGAACTAAGCACTAAGCTAGGCTTACCAATGTGTGTATTAGACAAAGAGCAGAGTAAATTCTTCAAGCGTCATTATAAAGCAGACTTCAGAAATCTAGGTCCACTCGTAACTGAAATGGAAGTGATTCGTAAGATTGAGGGCTGGTGATGAGCGGCGAATACGACCAATTCGCTAGAGATATGCGTGACCGCTTGAATGCGGTCAGCCCATCTTTATGTCTTGCTAAATGGCAACAAGTTTCAATTCACTTACCTAGTGGATTAACACAAAGTTGCTATCACCCACCTACACATAAGATTCCATTAGAGTTATTGAAAGATAAGCCTAGCGTACTACACAATACTCCTATCAAAATACATGAACGTAAGCAAATGCTTGAGGGCAAACGCCCAGAAGGTTGTGCTTACTGTTGGAAAGTAGAAGATGCACAAAGCGATGACCCTAAAGGTCACATGAGTGATAGACATTATCGTAGTAGTGAATGGTGGAACGCACCCACGTTTGATGAAGTTACTACAAACAGTTTTGACTATGATGTAACCCCTCGATATGTAGAAGTTAACTTCAACCAAGCATGTAACTTCAAGTGCATGTATTGTAGTCCACACCTATCTACAAGTTGGGAAGAAGAAGTTAAGAAGCATGGACCATATCAGTTAACACATATGGCTCATAACAACATTCAATCACTTGAAGAAAAAGGATTGATGCCACTCAAAGTAGCACAGAAAGATAATCCATACGTTGATGCGTTTTGGCAATGGTTCCCTGAAATCTATCGCAAATTGCGTGTGTTTAGAATGACAGGTGGCGAGCCACTCATGGACAAGAACACATTCAAAGTGTTAGACTATGTGAATGAGAACCCACATGGGCAACTTGAGTTATCAATTACAAGTAATATGTGCCCGCCCGATCAAAAATTGTTTGACAAGTTCGTAGAGAAGGTTAAAGCTATTGAGACATTACGCACATATGAAGATAAAGAAAACTTCAATGAGTTTAGTGGCAACCATTGGTATGTAGACAAAGGCTTTAAGCACTTTTGGTTGTTTGTATCACTGGACGGCTTCGGTGAGCAAGCAGAATACATGCGTACAGGACTAGAGTTTGAACGTATGTTAAATAATGTACGTACCTTCTTACGTGAAACAAAATATAGTACTGTTAGTTTTATCAATACATTCAACATATTAAGTATTCCAAGCTTACACAAATTCTTAGAAATGGTTCTTGAATTACGTGCTGAGTTCGGTGGTCGTAGTCAAGTTGAATTTGAAATTAGTCCCGACCAAACAGAAACGGAGAAAGAACATGGCATCGTTCATAAAGTTTATACGCAGAAAAAGTTCCAACGTGTGTTTTTCGATATACCAATATTACGATACCCACCGTGGTTCAATATACAAAATGCTGGAGAATATGGCATTAACGAGGTAGAACGTTGTTTGAAGTATATGGAAGACAATGTGCAAGGTGATGACTATTTGGAAACATTCGAGGGATTTAAACCATATGAGATATTGAAAATTAAGCGAGACCTTGCTATAATGAAAGAATCTCTACCCCAAGAGCAACTGTTACTAAATAAGAAGAACTTCTACATGTTCATTACAGAATATGACCGACGTAGACAAACGAATTTTATGGAAACATTCCCAGAGCTAAAAAACTACTGGAGAGAATGTATCAAAGCACATACTAAACACTAAGGAAAACAAATGGCAGGTAAAAGACACGATGAATCATTTGCTGGTTACAAAGCAAGATTAATAGACCCAATTAGCGACAGTTATTGTGCCGCTAAATGGCTTAACGCAACTATTTGGTTAGGCAATGGTCAAACTACTAGCTGTCACCACCCATTGGGACATCAAATTGATGCAGGTGAGTTGTTAACAAACCCTTCAGCTATTCACAATACTCCGCATAAAAAACTAATGCGTAAGTACATGCAAGAAGGTAAGCGTCCACAAGAGTGTGAATACTGCTGGAAGATTGAAGATATCGGTCGTGACAATATCAGTGACCGTGTTTATAAAACTGCTGTGTTTGACGAACAACACATCTTAGCTACTGCAAAAGCAGATTGGCAAGAGAATACAATGTTGAAGACATTGGAAATCAGTTTCGACCGCACATGTAACTTTGCTTGCAGTTATTGCAACCCAAGCTTTAGTACAACATGGGTTAAAGACATTCACAAGTATGGTCC